GGGGTCTCTTGAGTGCATAAAATGCTTGCACTTCAGGTGATAAGTTAAAGCAGTGTAGACCTTCCGGGTCTTCTTATCACGTAGCACTCTAGCCTTGGAGAAAGACGGTCTGACGATATCGTGCCAGGACGTTTCCTCTTCTGGGTTAGGCGGTGGCGCTGGCTGAGCTAAAGCACCATCCGCTCGTGGGTTTGTTCCGACTACATTTCCTTCAACAGTCATAATCTCGTCCTCTTCATCATCCTCATCATCTGGTGTTTCAGCTAGCGTGTCTTGTAAAGCATTAAACCTATTGGTGATAGCATCAGCTGCCTGATGAATCGCTGTTGTAGACTCGTTGTGATACTCCTTGTAAGGTGATTCTTCCGGTTTACCGGGTTTTACAGTCATTAAACTAGTTTTAGGATCTTCCAAATAGTTTTGAATGGCTGAACTTTTACGTTTTAAATAACCTAGTATATTTTGTGCTTTAGACGATTTCCTCTTATGAATTGGTTTGGGTGTAATCTGTGTGTGATTGCCTTTAAAAGCTGTCGCAGCTACAAAATCGTCGGTATATGCTCTACTGTGAGTGAAGTTCAACGGAACAAAATCGTTAGATTTCGGTTCGTAGACATCTTCATTCGGCAAAGGAGCAAATAGTTTAGACTTGTTTACATAATCAGCACGAGTAGCAACGACATAATTCAACCTGTCAACTTTATCTTGCTCTATCTTGGACCTTTTGATAAAATCCAGGTCTGTCGATGGATGTAAAGGAGGCATTTTTCGTCGTTCTTCTGGTGTAACGCAAACATTTCTTATAACAATACAATTAGTAGTTTCATTTCTTTCGCTGGTCAATCGCTGTGTGGTTGTAGCATCGTCCGGTCCAACTCCAGTCCCGGCCATATCAGATCGTAAAGAACCTTCCATGGTTGTATGTCTGGTATTACTTACCGGTTTTTCAACTGATTTCCTTCAGCTTCTTAGCCTATTGTCAAGTTTTCTACTAAGAATTATGGCCCTAATATTGGGTATTAGGTAGTTAATGACTACTTGTACGATCTGGTCGTCAATCAGATCGGCTAACATATGTGGCTTTAGGTTTAACTCCTCTCCTCATTACACTTTGTTCAAGGTTACAAAGGGTGGGTCTGATGTACCCGTTTAGGCTTTAACGATATTAAGTTTTCTCCTAGTAAGTATTGCTACTGATAATGCAG